TAACAATTCCAACAAGGAAAGCAAGTGGAACAACTAATACAACAACTAATTAATAGACTTGTAGCGTTAGAGAGTGAGTTTGACTCGCTTCCTGATTTATCTATCATTCAAGAATTAATCAAAGAAATTGAAGCATTAAAGCAAAATGAAACATTTACAAAAGAAACATTAAAAGATGCTGTTACAATGTTTGGAAATGGTTACATTACTACAAAAAGCGATGAACTATTTACAAAACTAAATGAAACTTTTAACAAACTAAGTGATGATAATTCAAGTCATACAGAAACAAAATCAAGTGAATTAAGTTTAAAGATTGATGGATTATTTCAAGAGTTCAAAACTGATTTAAACAAAAGATTTTATAAAGAGTTGTTAGACTTCAAACAAAAAGCAGATGAACACCAATTAAAAATAGATGATATGGTGCAAAATGCTCTTTTAGATATAAAATTAAAGCTTAGAGATGTTAAGAATGGGCGTGATGGTGTTGATGGAAAAGATGGTGTAGGTATTGAAGGTAAAAAAGGTAGAGATGGAATTGATGGTGCGAATGGAGTTGGAATAGATGACATTACATATAAGTCTAATACTATTACTATCTTTTTATCAAATGGAACTAAAAAAGAGATTAGATTAAATATTCCTATTTCTATGGGTGGCGGTGGAATATCAGAAACTAGAGTAATGCAATTAATTAGTGAGTCTTTGGGTAATTCTATTGACGCTTACACTAAGAGCGAAACTGATACATTAATTGCTAATGCTATTGATGATTTAATCAATGGTGCTTCAAATATTTTAGACTCATTCGGAGAAGTTGAAAGTGTATTAGATGTATTGCAATCTTCAATATCAGCAAATGCTCAAGGGATAGTAGATATTCAACCCATTACAACAACAACTCACTTAGACTTTGGAATCATGGGAACTAAATATAAACTATTTACAATAAGTGATGCTAATTTAACAAGTGGTAAAAAAGTTACAAATATTATTTACAAACCATCAAATAATAAACTTGCAGAGATTGTAAAAGAGTCTATAGATGATGATGAGTTTGATTCTATTGACTTTTCAATTAGAAATATATCTTTAGGTAGTTTCCAAATACTAGCGAAATCAAATGGTATAATAAATAATTATAAAACAATTCAGTACACAATACATTAAAGGGTAAATATGGCAATTATACAAAATAACTTAGGAACAAATACATTAGAAGTAAATTCAGAAGGAAGTGCTTCAGTACAAGTAACAAACATTCCAGAAGTATCATTTAACAATAATGATTTTAGTAAAGATTCTTTTGAAAGACTTAGGGTATCTCAACCAGTAGTGGTGTTTGAAGATAGTTTTGCAGCACTTTTACCAAGTGCTAAAACAACTATTTGGGAAGCTACTGCAACTGCTTCAGGAACAGCAAACTTAACATCAAATTTATATGGTACGGAATTAAATACTTTGCTAACTAATGGATCAGGATATTGGATTCAATCTTATAATCATGTAAGATATGCTCCTGGCATTTCTACACTATTTAGAATCACATTTAACTTTAATCAGTTTATTACATCTGTAAGACAAAGAGTTGGAATGTTTACAGACCAAGGAACTTATCCTTCAAATGCTGGAGATGGTTTTTATTTAGAAGCAGATGGAAGCACTGTATCGGTAGTTAGAAGATATATGACAACTGGAACAGCTGGAGCAGAAGAAAGAGTTAATCAAGCAAATTGGAATATGGACAAATTAGATGGAACTGGTGCTAGTGGAGTGCAACTTGATTGGACAAAGGCTCAACATTTTGTAGTAGAGTATCAATGGCTAGGTGTTGGTACTATTAGATTTGGATTCGAAACTGGACAAAATCAAGTAGTATGGTGTCATCAAATAGTTTCAGTAAATGCGTTATCTCAATCATGGAGTAGAACTGGAACATTACCAGTGAGAGCAGAAATATATGCAACTGGTGCATTATCAACGGCTGGAAAACTTACATTAATTAACTGCGTAGTTATCCATGAGGGTGATGTAGGAGATTTAAGAGGTTGGAAATATTTTGGTGGAAATAGTGGAGCTACTCCTAAAGTTGGTGGATTAGTTGCTGCAACTTGGTACCCAGTAATGGGAATTAGAGCTTCTGGAACAAACGACTTAACAAAAAGAGCTAGAATTTTGCCTACATCAGTTGCCTTTTCGGTTGCTACTGTTGCTACTGGACCTACAGTTTTACAAGTTGGAATTATGATGTTAGCTACTCCAAATACTGGTGCTACTTATGCTGTTGCAACTGGTGGGTCTGCTGCCGTTATAGATATTGCTGCAACTGCTGCAACTGCTGTAACTGGTAGCTTAATATGGTCAGGACTTATTCCTAATGTGGTTGGATGTTATACTTTTGATTTATCTACTCTAAATGATAATATGAATGTTATAGGGACTAATGCATCAGGAACTCAAACAATAACTGGGGCAGGAAACTTAACATTGGTGGCTGGTTGTGTTACTACAGCAACAGTTGGTGCTTCAATAGTTGCATCATTAAACTGGAAAGAGTTGGTATAAAAGGATTAAATCTTGAACACTAATGATGAAATACTAGACTTACTCTTAAAGAGGGATTTACTCCTTCAAAGGGTAAGTAATGGATTATCTAAAGATATTGCAAGTCAATATATTAAAATGATTGATGAATCTATTAATAGTCTTGGTAAAGTTGATATATCTTTGATTAATATGAATAAAATTATTAAAGAGATTAATTCTAATATCGGTTTAGATTATGCAAGTGTTGAAGATAACTTTAATGAGGTAGCAATTACCGAAGCTTCATTTATTCCTAAAGCTATAAACGGAATTGTTGCAGTTGATATTATGAATAAAACTTTGCCTGATAGTTTAGTTAATAAGATAGTTAAAAACTCAATTCTTAGTGATGGTTATACGATTAAAGAGGGATTTGAGAAATTAGATACTAGACTTCAAGAAACATTTCAAAACCAAATAAGATTAGGTGTGTTAAATGGAGATACGACTCAAACTATTATTAAGAATTTAAAACCTTATATGACTGATTTTAAAGATAATAGAATTGATGCACTTGTTAAGACTGCTGTATCTACTGTGGTTAATAATACGAGAATGGAAACATACAAAGAGAATGAGGATATATTCAAAGGGTATCAATGGCACGCAACTTTAGACTCAAGAACTAGAAAAGAGCATTTTTTATTAGATGGTGCTTTATGGGACATTAACGGAAAAGGATTAAATGAAAAAGGCAAAAAATATAAGTTTAGAAATGCTCCTGATGGATATCGTTGTAGATGTGTATTGTTACCAATTACTAAAAGCTATAAAGAATTAGGATTAGATATTGAAGAAATTCCAGTTGGTACAAGGTCTAGTTTAAATGGTTATGTTCCAGCTGATATAAATGCTACCGATTGGTTTAAAAGACAAGATAAAGCATTTCAAGAGCAATACTTAGGTAAAGGCAGATTTGAACTATATCAACAAGGGAAAATAACATTATCTGATTTAGTAAATCAAAAAGGTAAAGTTCTAACAATTAAAGAATTGAGAGAATTAAGCTAAGCCACTTTTTAGAGTGGCTAATATTAATATTCGTGTATCCTTTTATTTGCAATAGAATAATAGTTCGCATCTAGCTCAATTCCAATAAAATTACGATTAGTATTTTTACACGCAACTCCAGTTGAACCTGACCCCATAGTAAAATCTAAAACTATTTCATTTTCATTTGTGTATGTTTTAATTAAGTATTCCATAAGTGCAACGGGTTTTTGTGTTGGGTGGACTTTGCCAATCTGATTGGCATTGCTTATATTTATTAAATTTTTAGGATAGTATTCATTTGATTTTGATTTTGATGGTGTGATATTATAGTTATCACTTTTTGAATATCCACCTTTGCTTCGTGGTTTACCCCTTACTTCCATTTGTGGGTAATAATTAGCCCTACTATTACAAAAAATTAGAATATTCTCTATTATTGAAAATGGTCTAATTTTTGCGGTTACAAATCCAGCTGAATTGTTTTTATTCCAATACCATTCATGTCTATAATTCTTAATATTACTCATTCTTAAAGCACTTGAAAAAGGCTCACCACCAAAAAGAACTATTGCACCATTTGGTTTAATTAATTTATTCAACCTTAACCACATCTCATCAAAAGGTATTATATTATCCCACTTACAAGCAGTAGTTCCATAAGGAGGGTCGGTAATTATCGCATCAACTACAACACCATCTGCGATTAACTTATCCATAATAGGCAAACAATTACCTTTATACAAATCAAATTTCATCATCACTCCTTTATTTTAAATTTTTATTTATCTTTTTTTATATGCTTTAGCTGCCTGATAATTGTGACATACAACATTTGTTATTTTCATATTCTTTTAAATCTAAATACACCTCATGACAGTGTCTAAAGAAACAATCTTCATCTTTTGATAAATCATTTAAATCTATCCATATTCCTTTTAATCCTAAATTATGTGCCTTGTTTTCGATATGCTCTTTATAATGAACACCTAATTCATATATATTCATATGCATACATTTATCAATAATAATATAGTTATCTATTCGTTGTGGGTCATCTGTTATAGATGCCTTATCTATTTCATATAAATCTGCGATTACTTCTTTAAATAACTCAATAGAATATCTTTGATACCATCTCTCCATTTCTTTATCCTTTCTTATTAATTCTTTGCTTATTATCTTTTTAACCCTTGATAATTTTTTCTCCACTTATCTGTTTCTTTTTTAATATATTTTTGAAATTCCTTTAAATTTTCTTTACACATTACGCCATAAATCATTTCAGCTTTAATAATAATTTCATATCTAAAAGTCTGATAATCTTCCATATATTTAGTTCTGTTTTCTGTCATATTTTCCCTTTTTGTTTATTATCTAAAATCCATTGGCAAGATACAAATACTGCTTCTATTTCTGTACATTTATTAAAATTTTTCTCAATATCAATATTTTCAGAAACCCAACCATAGCAATTTGCTTTAAATTGATTTATATAATTTTTATGAAAACCAGTATCAATTATAAAGCCTTGTTTATATGCCCACTCTTTACATTTATAAGCTAATTCGTAGATATTAACTTCTTCTTCTCTATCATACACGCTTATTTTATAAACAATACTATTATTACAACGCTCAATATATGTAATATTTAGATTTAAAACTTCGCTCATCAATTCTTTACTCATCAATTCTTTGTTTATAAAGTTCATTTTTTTTTCTCCTTATAGTATTGAATCAAAAGCCTTAATTCTTTAATAGCTTCGTCCAAAGTTTCATCTAAAAATCTAACACTAGAACAATCTCTAAGAGAATTAAGTATTTCAATGGCTTTAAACTCTTCTGTTTCCATAAACTCTAAACATTCTATTTTCATTTTTAAACCCTCCCTCTTAATATCCATTGTTTGATACTGTTAGCTCTTTTACCACTTTTCCCATGATAATAATTTCCATTCGATATATTCAACCAGTACATTTTTTCTCCTCTTTTAAATTACCATATTATATAAAAACATATTTTAAAATACAATAAAAATATAAAATTCGTTTCCTTATAAAAAGGATAACTTTAATATTATGCTATACTTATGCAATTATGTAGTTTGTGGCTATATAAAATTTCCCCTTTTAGTGAAAGGATACGCGTATAATGACTGAAGAAGAATTTAAAGCACTACAAGCTGAAAAAGAAGCACTATTAAATAAAAATAGAGAGCTTTTATCAGAGTTGAGAACTGCTAAAAACAAGAATAAGGAAATTGACCCTGAAAATTACAGCAAGGTCTTAGATGAAAATGATGTATTAAAATCAGAACTCAATAAGATTAAAAATGATTTAGGACTTAAGACTAAAGACATTGAGCAATTAACGGGCAAATTAACTGAAAAAGAAAATTACTTAAAGAATTTAACTTTGGAAAATTCACTTAATGAACAACTTACAAAAGTAAATGTTAAGCCTGAATTATTACCAGCGGTTAAAGCTTTATTAAAAGGTCAAGCATCTGTGAACGAGAATAATGTTTTAATTGGTGATAAAGCAATTAATGACTTTATGGCTGAATGGTCTGCTACTGATGGAAAAGCTTATATTCAAGCTCCAGCAAATAGTGGAACGGGTGCAACTGGGTCGAATGGTAGTGCGACAACATCGGGAAAACTTGATGGTACAAAGTCGGAACAAGAAGCTTATATAAAAGCAAAATTTAATTTATAAGGATTAAAAAATGGCGATTACAAATATGCAAGTTTTCGTAGATAACGCAAGAGAATTAGTATTTGAAAAGTTAGGGCAACAAATTGAAAAGTTTAATGCTGCATCAAATAACACATTACAATTAAGTTCTGATGGATTTAGTGGTGATTTCTTTGAAAGAAGTTTTTACAACTCTTTAGCTGCATCAAGAAGAAGAGTAGATAGATATGCTGCAAATGGTGCTGTTTCTGCAACTGCATTAGCACAATCAAAAGCTGTGGAAGTTAAAGTAGCTGGTGGATTCGGTCCGATTATTTTTGAACCATCACAAATGGCGTGGATTTCATCAAACCCAGCAGAAGCATTAAATGTTATTTCTAACTCAATGACTGAAGCTATTTTACAAGACCAAATTAATTCAGCTATTGCTGCTTTAGTTGCTGCGATTTCTAATCAAGCTGCTGCTAAAAATGATGTATCAGGTTCAAGTGCAGTTACTCAAATTGCTTTAAACAATACAGATGCTAAATTCGGTGATAGTTCAAGCTTATTAGTTGCTAGAATTATGAGAGGTGCAACATACCATAAACTAATCGGTCAAAACTTAGTAAATGCTTCGACTTTATTTAATAGTGGAAATGTTACAGTTGTTGATGTATTAGGAAAACCAGTTGTTGTAACTGATGCTCCTGCATTATATGTTGCTGGTACTCCAAACAAAGAGATTGTTTTAACATTAGTGTCAGGTGCTATTGTTATTGGTGGAACTTCTGACTTAATTACAAATGTTGATACAACAAATGGTAAAGAAAGAATTGAAACAACTTTTCAAGGTGATTATACTTTCACTATGAAAATGTTAGGGTATTCGTGGGATACAGCAAATGGTGGTAAATCTCCAACTGATGCAGAAATTGCAACTGGTACAAACTGGGATTTATTTGTAACTGATATTAAACACTCAGCTGGTGTTATCACGATAGGAAGTGCAGACCTGTAATGGGTTTGCATTAACTAACTATGAAGTGGTTTATTGAATTCCCTACATATCAATATGTAGAAGATGTTAAGAAATTAGCAAGAGAAAAAGGATTAATTATCGTTGATGCAATGTTTCAAGGAACAGAGAAGCAATGCGATAATCCTCCAAAACTGACTTTAATTGGTGAAAAATCAAAATCTACTAAAAAAGATTAACTCAAAGCCATCTCTTAACGGGGTGGCTTATTTATTTGCTTCATAAAATGCTTTTGCAAATCCTTGACTGCACATACTTCTCAAACTCATATCATCTTGAATTAAATCTTTTGCCCATTCAAATTCAGTAATTATATTTTTTGCAGATTTATGCAAATAAGTTAAACAAGGCTTATCTATATCTTTCCTTTTCCATAAGTCTAGTTTATTTGGCACATCTTCCCATTTAGAATAAATCTTTTTAGGAATATTAAAATCTCCCCAAATTGCTGTTTGCTTACTCCAGGGGCTACCAAAATGCCAAGGCTGATAAATAAATTTAGGTTTACCTAACTTCTCTTTTAATCTTCCCTTTGCTGGATTTTCTAATATCCAAAAAGTAGGTTTAGCCATTTCGATTATTCTTAAGCAATGATTGACTAGAAACATACCTTTTTCTAAATCTCCGACTTTATTAAATCCACTAACTGTAGAAAATTCTGTACATACTGGATTAGCAATAATCCCATAAACATTATTAGGTGGATTATAGTTTTCTACTCCAATGTCTTTACCAATTTTTATAACTTCATAATCATTATCTAGTTGATAAAATCTTGAATCGCTACCAATGTCTGCACATAAATGTAATATTATTTTTTTCATATATTCCTCTTTTTCTTGTATTATATAAAAATATCTTTTAAACTAACATTAAAAACTAAAACTTTCAAATATTTATAAATGGTATAATAAACATAAAAAAAGGAACTTTATGAGCCTTATTATAGAAAATGGTCAAGGTTTAGATAATGCAGAAAGCTATATAGATTTAGCATATTTATCAGCCTACGCAACAAAACGAGGTTTAGACATTACAGGAATAACTGAAGCAAACATCATTAAAGCCCAAGACTACTTTGAAACAGCGTACCAATTCAAAGGCACTAAGCTAGTAGAAACTCAAGCTTTAGCATTTCCAAGATACATAAATAATGAAGTAGTTTATCCAGCTAGAGTTAAGAATGCGATTTGTGAATTAACTATTAAATCTAAAAGTGCTGAATTATTAGCTGATAGTGAGAGATTGACTAAATCTGAAGCCATAGGCGATATAAAAGTCGAGTATAGTGAATATTCAAAAGATGAAGTTAATTATAACTTTGTGATTAATTTGATACTCCCGTGGCTTTTAGGTAGTGGAATATCAGGTTCTTTGGTTAGGACTTATTAGCCACTTTTTAGGGTGGCTAAAATTTACTTTCATATAATAAACAGCCAAACTCTTTAGCAGAAATTAAATATCCTTCTTTTCTTAGCTTGTCTTTCCATATTTTTTTAAATATATGACATTTTAAAATTTTATTACAATTTTCGCATAATTGTTGTTTTTTCATTTGTAGCTCATATTTTAATGTTTCATTTTCTTTTTTTAAATTTTCTATATTATCTTGATTCATTTGATATATTCCTTATTTTCTTCTGGTAGTATAAATTAGTTCATCGTAAAAAATATGATTATTTGTAACATATATTTCATTGTCTATTATTTCGCAATCATATTCGGGAAAATAAAAATTAAAGAAAATTTTTATTAATTTAATTTTAATTGATTTCATCAAGCCTCCACTGCTAAAATTACTATTTTTAAATGCTTACTATGTATTGTTTCAAACAATTCATTTACATCAATTAAATCTTCAATAAAACATTCTAATATGTCATTTCCTTTTTTGTTTATAGCGTCAACTTTGTAAAAAATACCATCTTTATTTATCGTTAAATTCATTTTCTTTCCTCTTTTGTTTTCTTACTGTAATTATATACAAATATGTTTTATAAGTCAATAGTAAATCACACAAATTTCAACATTTTATTTTAGATAAAATATAAATAAAAAAGGTTTCGCAATGAGTGGAGCATTAGACAAAAAAGCTACCAAAACAGCATCAAAACTAATTAAAAAGTTTGGAGATATTATCACTTACACAGAAATATCAACAACATACAATATTAATACGGGTGAGAATGTATCAACTCAAATAGTACATTCAAATATTCCAGCACAAATATCTAAGCCAAAGATAACTGATATTAATGGGACTTTGATTAGTATGAATGATATAGTAGTTAATATTGCTTCAAGTGATTTGTCTATAATGCCAAAGAATAATGATTTAGTAACGGTTGATGGAGTTACTTATAGCGTGTTGGGTAATTTGTATGCTAAAGGTCAGGCTATTGTTAAGCATTCACTTATTTGCAAGAGTTCATAATGGGTGATTTTAGCCTAGCATTTCAAAACATAAGTACTAAGTCTATTAAGGCTACAGAAAATGTGATTAAAAAAACTGTGTTTGATTTGACTTCTAGTATTATAAGTGATACTCCAGTTGATACTTCCCGAGCTAAAAATAATTGGTTTGTAACTTTTGATACACCAAGCGATAATACAATAGATACTTTAGATAATAGTGGGAATACTGCAATTAACAAAGCTAATTCTAAAATTATGACAAATAAAGTACCAATGATTTATTGGATACAGAATAATTTACCCTATATTTCAAAATTAGAATATGGGTTATATCCTAAAAAATCAAAAACTGGTAAAACTATTAATGGGTTTTCAGTTCAAGCCCCTGCTGGCTTCGTAAGGCTTAATATAATTAGATTTAATAAGTTTTTAAAAGATAATATAAGGAATTAATTAAAATTCCTAGTATGTTCTAAATTATTATCAGTTATATATTTATCATATGCTAAAGCAGCATCTAAAGGATTATCAAAATACCCCAAGTGAATTGGGGTTTTATTAAAGTTTATAATAGCTCTGTATCTTTTTTTATTAAAACTTACACCTCTATATCCACTTGTATTATTAATTCTAATTTTTATTGTATTTTGAGATTGAATATTTTGAGTAGTCCATCTACAATTATTGGGCATATATCCTAAATCATTATTCTCTCTATCAATGCTTAAATTATCTTCATACCCATTGCTTATTGCCCAATCATAAAAGCTTTTAAAATTATTTAGCCATTCATCACATAGATATATTCCTTTGGCTTTATAGTATCTAGTTTCTAAATAATTATCATTTGTAGTTCTTTGTTTTATATTTGCCCATATTCTATATAGTCTATGATTTCTTAATCCATGAGTAGTCTTTTTAATTGTCGCAGAACAGTTTTTACATTTGGTAGATTTTCCATATTTAACAGATTTTATAATTGTTTCATATTCTTTTTTACATATCGGACATTCAAATAATCCGTATTTTTCTTTAAATTTAGCTTTTTCGCTAGGTTTTCTTATTTCTGTAATTTTTATTAATTTTGGAGTCATTATGAGTTTTCCTATTTGCGTTATTTCCTAGATGCGTATGAAGCGAGAGGGTAATTAATCCTCTCTATCCGCAAATGGATAAGCATATTATAATATAATTAAACTAAAAAAAGGATAAATTTTGTTAGAAATAAAACAAGCAATAGAAATAAAATTAAATTCTATTTTGCCAGTAATACAAACTTCATATGAGAATAGTCCATTTACTCCTACAAATGGATTGCCTTATCAAGAAGTTACATTTTTGCCAGCATATAATGATAATGCTTTTATAGATAATTCAGGCTACTTATCTTATGGATTAGTGCAAATTTTACTTAAGTATCCTACGGGTAGTGGCTCTAATGCAATTTTAAGTAGAGTTAAACTTTACTTAGATAATTTTAAAAGTGGAAGCAATTTAACTAAAGATGGAATAGAAGTAAATATACAAGGCACTCCATCTATTAAGAATCTTGGCGTAGTTGGGGATAGAATTTGTTATGCTATTTCTATCAATTATATGGCTCATTACGAAATGGTATAATATGGAAAATTTAAAACAAGGATTTTAATATGGCTACAAATGTAAAAAGTGGTACTGGGTCAAAACTTTATGTAAGTTCAGCTTTACCAGCAACAGAAACAAAGGCTGGTTATACGGCTTTAACTTGGGTTTTAGTTGGTGATACTACTGATATTGGTGAATATGGCGTTGAGTATTCAATGTTAGAACATACTCCTATTGATTCGGGTATTACTCAAAAAATTAAAGGTAATGCAAATTATGGTTCATTATCTGTTAAAACGGGTTCAGTACCAGCAGATGCGGGGCAAGTTATTCTTTTAACTGCAAGTACATCACCAAATGATTATTCATTTAAGATTGAAAAAATGGATGGAGATATTGATGCCTTTATGGGTAAAGTAACATCATTTAAACCAACAGTTCAAGGAAATACAATATTATCTAAATCAGTTAATATTGGATTAAACTCAGCACCAATTAATATTAAATAAGGTTATTGATGAGTATTATTAATAAAATATTCAAAGGCAAAAAAGAGGATGAAACTCCTCTTAAACCTTTTAATTTAGAAGAAATGCAGTTAAGTGATACAGCAGTAATTAATGTTACTAATCCTTTAACTGGAGAAAAAGGAAGTGCAACTATTGAGATATTCAATAAATTCAGCGATGAATATGATTTAGCTCAATTTGAAGCATTAAAATATAACACTTATAAAGAAAAAAGATTATGTGTAATTGTAGGAATCACAAAAGATATTAAAGGATTTTATTTTGGAGATGTAGAATTGACATCATCTAAAGAAGATATTAAAAAACTTTATGAAACTTGTCCTATGTTTATTCAAGAAGTAGATAATTTCTTTTCAGACATAAACAATTTTTTTTTAAGCAGATAGAGAGCCTTTCTCTATTTGTTAAACAATACGCATATTATCAACAAATACCTTACTACGAAAATAAGCAAAATGAAATCTCAAGATTTATGGAATTACAAATTTTAGGCAAACAGCCTATATTCCCAGAAACTAAACCACAATTCAAATACTTATTAGACATATTATCTGATACTAATTACGGAATAAAACAAGATGGATTGACTTTTACTGAATTAAAATCATTTTGTGAACTTGCAAAAATTAAATTAAATCGTTTTGAAATTGTCTCTTTGATTAATTTATCTTATGCTTATATTAGTATGTTGAATAAGGCTAGGGATAAAGATTGTGAACAACCATATATAAAAGATGAATTATGATTTTAGATAAAATAAGAATAAAAAAGGTCAATAAATGAGTATTGATGTTGAAAAAATAAAGATTGCTATAGATACTGGAGAACTTCAAAAAGCAAAGGATATGCTTGATAAATTAGAAGGTCAAGCAAAAAAGACTGATAAGTCAATTAGTGGATTATCTACAAGCTTTTTTGATTTAAAAAGTGCAATTGCTGGAGTATCTGCTTATCAATTAGCTGCTAATTTTGTAAAAACCGCTGATGCTATGAACTTGCTAGATGGTAGATTAAAACTAGCTACTAAATCAACAGAAGAATATCTATCACAACAGACAAGGCTTACAGCAATAGCAAAAGGCACTTATACATCAATAAGTGATACTGTTACACTATTTACAAAACTTAATCCAGCACTTACAAAGGTAGGAGCAACAACAGAGCAAGTTAATTCTATCGTTGCAACATTTCAAAGAGGCTTACAGCTAGGTGGAGCATCTGCACAAGAGTCAAGTTCTGCAATCCTACAATTTGCTCAAGCTATGGGGTCAGGTGTTCTAAGGGGTGAAGAATTTAATGCAATGGCTGAAGCATCTCCAAAACTAATGGAGTATTTAGCTAAAGGTTTAGGAGTTCCACAAACTGCATTAAGAAAAATGGCAGAAGAAGGACAGCTAACAGCTTCAAAAGTTGGAAATGCTTTATTAAAAGTTAAAAATGATATTGAAAAAGACTTTTTAACTATGCCCGTAACAGTTGGTAAAGCTATGACTAATTTACAAACTGATCTAATGTTATCAGTTCGTGAGATAGACAAAACAACTGGAGCAACTCAATTACTAAGCGATGAAATTGTAAAGTTTACTGGTAATATTGATGGATATACAAAATCAATAATTAATTTTTATACAGAAACTAAAAAATATATTAATGACCATAACGAGGGAATATCAACTACTACTGAATTAGTTAAAACTGGGATTGAAGCATATTTGGGTTATAAAATAATTAGTTCAGTAATGGAAAAAGGTGCTACTGCTATTGCTGGATTAAGAACTGCTATGACTGTATTTAATCCAATAGTTGGTGCAGTTGCATTAGCTGGAACAGCTTTATTTAATACTTGGATTGAAGGAAAAACAAGAGCCGATAATTTAGGCAAATCGGTTGATGAATTAGCTAAGTCTATGCAAAAATTAGATATTCAATCTAGGCTATCTGATGTAAACAAAGAATTAGCAGAAATGGATAAAAGATTTGCTGGTTATAACGATACTCAAAAAATGATGTATCAAGGTGCTTATGATATGGCATACAAAGAAAAGCAAAAACTAGAGGGTGCTTTAGATGCTATTGATAATAAGAAAAAATCAGTTAAAGAACTATTTAGTAAAATAGATACAGACGGATTAATTAAATCTCAAACTATTGAATTTAAAGATTTTAGCAGTGAACTACAAAAAGCTATTGACCCAATTAGACAAGTAAAAGAACATTTTGCTACTTTAAGACAAACTTTAACAGAAGGTGGAGGAGCAACACCACAAGCACTAGCTAATCTAGCAAAAGCAGAAGCAGAAGCTATTGATAGTGTAAATAAAAAAGCTAATAAATCAGCTGAGGATTTAAAGAAAAAACAAGAAGAAATTTCAAAAGCTTATGAAGATATAGCAAAAGAGGGAATGACTGATTATGATAAAAAGTTATATGAAATTGCAATTAAGACTAAAGATTTTATTGCATTAACTGGTGATGTTACAACTGGATTAGATCAACAAACAAAAGCTACCACTAAACTAAATGAAGAAGAAGCTAAAAAGAATATTGAAAAAAGAAATACTGCAATTGATAAAGAACTTAAATCTACTAAAGATTTATTTGATTTAAAAGAAAAACAACTTGGTTTAATTGATGATGAAAATATAAAAAATCAAGAGCTATCAGTTTTATATAATGCAAGACAAAAAAAAGAAATTCAAGCTTTGTATGACAAAGGTGAAATATCAAAAGATTATTATGATAGCTCTATGAAATTTGAAGATGAGCTATTAGCTAAAAACCTAATGAGATATTCACAAACTGGACAAATTATAGAATCTGTATCAAGTGGAATGAAATCTTCAATGATGGACTTCTTTGATTATTCATCAGCTGGATTTGGTAATCTTAAAAAAATGGCTTTAGATTTAGGGAATATGATTTATAAAGCAGTTACTCAACAAATGGTGGTTAACCCTTTAGTTAATGCTCTTAGCAGTGCTGCGACTTCTTATTTTGCTACACCTACACCAACAGCAACTGGTGGTGGCACTTACAATGGTGTTACAAGTTCAGTTATTGCATCGGCACAAGGTAATGTATTTAATAGCCCATCACTAAGTCAATATTCAAATAGCGTGGTAGATAAGCCTACAATGTTTGCTTTTGCAAATGGTGGTGTTCCTAATATGGGAATTATGGGTGAGAAGAATGGGGGGTCACCTGAGGCAATCATACCATTAACAAGAACATCAAATGGAGATTTGGGTGTAAAAGCAAGTGGATTAGGTGGAAATGGAGTTGTAAAAGTTGAGGTTATAAACCAATCTAATCAAGAGGTACAAGTTACTAATACAAGCACTAGAAACGATTTAGAGGGAACAGTTTTATCAATAGTTATAAATGGGATTAATAATAATAAAATGGGTTTAAGAACAGTACTTGGAAAATGATACTAGGAGAAATTCCTAGTATGCTCTAAATTGTTTAAAATTACATAATTGTCATAAGCTTTTGCAGCTTCAATAGCTGTATCAAAACAACCTAGTCCGATTCTTTTTTTATTTACTCTTATATCTGCTCTATATTTTAATGTATCTTTTCTGTGACAAACACCACGGTAGCCACTAGTATTAGTAGATTTTAATAGCCTTGTATTCCTTGATTGAATAAATTGGGTAGTCCATCTACAATTATCTTTATTGTATCCTGAATTATTATTTATTCTATCAATTTTTAAACCTATTTCATATCCATTTTCAATAGCCCAATTATAAAAATTTATAAATAATTTCCATTCATCACAAATAGTTATTCCACGACCACCATAATCTTTGAAGTCTTTACATTTAACATTATTTATTCTTTGAGTAATTGATTTCCAAACAGCATAAAGCTTATTTTTAGTTTCTTTTTGATTATTTTCTAACATTGAAAGGTCTCCCAACCTAATAAATTTGAAAGAGATTTGAAGAGGTTGGGAGTGTGTTGCTTCAAACCTCTATCAAATTCATAACATAGTCATTATAGTATAATAAACATAAAAATACAATAAAGGATTAAAATGTTTTATCCAACAGCTGGTTTACAGCAAGACTCTACAAGAGAAGTATTATTTAAATCTTTAAAAAGCGAAACCGAAAAAGGTTATATTCAAACAAGAGTTCAAATGTTGCCTAAACAGTTATTTTCACTTCATCATAAATTTACTAATTCTGAAAGTAATATATTAGAACAATTTTTTTATAACAATAATGGAACAATATTTAATTTAACTTTTAAAGGAATAACATACAATGTTGTTTTTATATCTGAAAGCTATAAGCCACAGCCCCTAAGCAATAATTATGTTGAAGTTACTATGAACCTAAGAGAAGTTTAATATGCCTAGTTTAGTGACTATTAATGATTTAAATAAGTTAGCTTCTAATGAGAGCCTTATTGTACTACTTGAAATTGAAATCCCATCAAGTGATGTTTTATACCTTGCAAACTATAATGAAAATATAACTTTTTTAGGAAATGAATATCAAGCTTTCCTTTTTAATATGGGTGAGATAACTTCTGCCAAAGGAGAGATTCCACAATTTGAGATTAAAATAGATAATACATCAAGAGGTATCAACTCATTAATGATGGATTATGACATTTACCTTAAAGCCAATGGAATAGAAGGGAATCAAATTTACGCAAATATAATCGTAGTAAATACAGTTGATTTATCCGATTATGTTTTAAAAGAAAGATTTGAGTTGGTTTCTTGGGATATGGACGCTAATTTTGCTAGTTTCAAGCTTGGTGCAGAAAATCCCTTTATGCGAAATTATCCTTTGAGACAAATTTATAGTGATTTTTGTCAATGGAAATTTAAATCCTTACAATGTGGTTATAGTGGAAGTGCTACAAGTTGCGATAAGAGTCTAGCTAACTGCCGTTTGCTAAATAACAGTAGTCGTTTTGGTGGCTTCCAGGGAATAAGGTCATAGACCTATCCCGTTTATTGTATGTTCTAATTTGTTTGATAAAACATAAGTATCATATGCTTTTGCTGCGTCTAGGGATGTTTTAAAAGTGCCTAGATATATTCTTTTTCTATCAACTGAAATACTAGCCTCATATTTATTTTCTTTTCTTTTATAAACGCCACGATAACCACTTGTATTAGTTGCTATAATCTTTCTTGTGTTTCTAGCTTGAATAGCTTGTGTTGCCCATCTGCAATTTTCTTTACAATAACCTTGATTATTGTCTATTCTATCTAGCGATAATCCTTCTTGAAATGATGGATACATATCATTAACAAAGTTTTTTAATTCTTTCCATTCATTACATACTGTAATTCCACGACCACCATATCTTTTGTAATTATTTGATTTTTCATTATGACATCTGTCCATCATACCAATCCAAATATTATATAGAGGATTTGACCATAAGCCGTGTCTATGTAAGCCTTTTTTACAACCACAACTTTTTGATTTATTGCTTTTTACATCTTGTATTCTTGTTTTAAATTCATTACCGCAAAAACATTTATATAAACCCATTCTTGCTTTTTGGTTTGATTTCTCAGTAGTGAACATAAGACCCAAGTCTTGTATTAAAATTAATTGATTTTCCATTGATAGTAGAACTCCTAAAATTAATTAGGTAATTCCGTTTGAGAGGGTACGATGTTTTAATCTCGTAAATGTATTATAATATAATAAAGATAAAATTAATGTAAAAGGTAATCAATGAACAATAATTATATTAAATATATAGGATTAAATTTTAATGATTATGATTGTTTTAATTTAGTAAAATTGATTTATAAAGAAGTACATAACAAAGATATACTTGATACTAATATAAAGCACTATGAGAGCGATTTAATAAATCAATCTTATTTAGGTGAAGTAGATAACTGGATTGAAGTAAAAGAGCCTAAAGAGGGCGATATAATGGCTATACGATTAGATTCTAATTATCCTAAATTAGTTACACATTTTGCATATTGTATTAATGATAAACAGATACTACATACAACTGAAAAAACAAATTGTGTAGTTGAAAATATAAGTAAGTATTATAAGTTGGTGGCTGGATTTTACAGGCATAAAGATTTGATATAATTAAATCAAAAAGGTATTAAATGCCACGACTAGTTAGCCAACATAATATACTACAACCACTTGATAGAACAGTTCAATATACAACAGCAAAAAATAGAAAAGAAGTAATTGAGCAAATAGCTTATGACTGTATAGCCTATGAATTAAGAATTTATAAAAATGGAATTTTAGAGCTTGAAGATTTTGAAGTTTCTGATACTGATTATATTTTAGTTCAAGTTGTTCCCAAAGGTGGTGGAGGTGGAATCCTAAGAGTTGTAGCAATGATTGGTATTGCTGTTCTTGCTGCATATACTGGTGGACTTGCTGCTGGATTAATGGGATATGCACAAGGAACATTTGCTTATGCCGCAACTGCTGGAATTGTTGCTGCTGGAGTTTCTGTAGCTGGTGGAATGCTTGTAAACGCTATACTTCCTCCACCTACACCAAATAATAGTTTTGGAAATACAAACCTTGAAGCTTCAAGTACTTATAGTTGGGATTCGTCTTACAATAAATCTCAACAAGGCACACCAATCCCTAAAGTATTTGGGACTCATAAAGTTACACCTCCATTAATTGCAAAGTATATTGAATCAATAGATGATAAACAATATTTTCATGGACTTTATGCTTTAAATGATGGTCAAATTGCTAATGTATCAAATATTAAAATAAATGATGAGTCAATAGATAATTTTGATAATGTTTCAATAGATATTAGATATGGAACAAACGACCAACTTGTTATCCCTGATTTTGCAACTACTAGATTTGATAAATCAGTAAGTCAAAAATTAAGTACAGATTGGGACATAACTACAACTGAAAGTGGTGTAACTGAATTAACGGCTGTTATTTATTTTCCTAGAGGTCTTTATTATATGAATGATTCAGCTCAAGTAGTTGATAATTCAGTTAAGTTGGTTATTGAATATAGTGCCGATGGTATTAACTGGAGCCCTATTACTTCTAATACAACAGTAACAAGCTATGGAGATTCATATATACTATCTACTAATGCTTTTGATAATTGTTATTTACATTATGGTAGTAATAATAATTATATGGGAGATGTATATGAATTGCCTAGTGAAGTTGTCTATGTAGGAAACAATACTTACGCAATACCATTATCATATACTGCTCCTTATGAAACTATAACAGCTTCAAATACAAGTGCATTTAGAAAAACATTTACAAAAAAATATTTAACTGCTGGAACTTACCAAGTAAGGGCTAAATTATATGAAGCACCTTTAAGTGGCTCAAGATATGGAAGTGATGTTTATTTTGAATATTTAGAAATGGGTGTAAATGATGGATTTATTTATCCAAATACAGCTTTATTAGCTATTAGAGCTTTAGCTACCGACCAATTAAGTGGAAGTACACCCGTTATTACTTGTAATGTAACCGCAAATAGTGATAATCCATCTTTAATAGCTAAAACAATTTTAAATGAAGTGTCAAATATTACAAGCTTTGATTCAACTTTTACAGATTTTCAAAATGAATGTAATACGCAAAATTATAAATGCAATATAGTTTTTGATTCAGTTGTAAATGTTCGTCAAGCCTTAGACTTAGTAACTTTAAATGGTCGTGCATCTATACAACAATTTGGTAGCAAATACGCTGTTATTATGGATAAAAAAGATATTTTACCAACACAAGTTTTTACTTTTGGTATGGGAAATATTTTAACAGATACTTTCAAGCAAAGCTATTTACCAATAAATGACAGAGCAAATATTATAAATGTAAGTTATTATGATAGGGATGATGATTACAAAAGAACAGTAGTTGAGATATCTAATACTACTTTTGATAATGTAACAGATAGAAAAGTAAGCGAATTAAATTTAATCGGTTGTGTAGATAGAAATCAAGCGGTAAAACACGCTAATTATCAATTGAAATGCAATAGATACCTAAGCGAAACAGTACAATTTGAAGCCTTTCACGATTCTTTAGTTTGCAAATATGGTGATATAGTTGGTGTATCTCACGATTTACCACAATATGGGTATAGCGGTAGAATTATGAGTTGCAATAGTAGCCAGATTGTTTTAGATAAAGCAGTTACTTTTGAAGTTGGAAAAACTTACGCTATTTTATTAAGAAATAAAAATAATCAAATTCAAGAAATAACAGTAACGGGAATAGGAACAACTAACACCTTAACAGTTGCAGAAACTTTAAATTATACTTTTGAACTTTATGACAATTATATGTTTGGTGAGATTAATAAAACAAGTAAATTATTTAGAGTTGTAAATATTGCAACGGGTAGCGATTTAACAAGACAATTAACTTGTATTGAGTATAACGCTAATATCTATGATGATGGTGCAACTGTAAATATTCCTATTATTAGTGATTTAGGATTAAGAAGTTTGTTTATAAACGATTATATAAGATATAAGCAAAACTCAAATGAAATAGAAGTTTCAACGGAATTAAAATGGACTGGGGTGTCTATGTATTATGATGTATCATATAAACTTAAAAATGACTCTAATTACATTACAAAAAGAATATATGACAATAAAATTGAAATATCGGGATTACTTTCAAATAATACTTATTCGTTTAAAGTTAGAGATGATAAGGGAAAACAACTAAATCAGGATTATTTGGTTTTAGGAAAATTTGCTAAACCAAATGCAATAACTGGATTAACGGCTAAATCAACTGCTGGGGTATTAGTAGTTAAATGGGATAAAGCAAAAGAGATAGATTTTGCTTACTATAAATTAGTAACACAAGGTAAAACATTTACTACCGCTGATAACTTTATTAATTTAGATACTTTAGATTACTTAGATTCAGAATTAAGTATATATGGAATAGATACAAGTGATGTAATAAGTGATGCCACAACTATATCTTACAGCCATAAGGAAAAATCTGTTTTAGATTTAATTGCAGATTCTTACCAAATAGAACAGGGATTTTTAGATGGTAAAATCAATATGTGGTGGGGTGAAACTCAACCGACTACGCCTATCCAATATGACTTATGGGTAATTAAATATAATACTATTAAAATTGCTAATTATTCAGCTTCAAGTGCATTTCCTTTTGATAAAAATGCTTCATTTTTTACAAGTGGAATTATTTATAAATATTATTATAATGGCTCTTGGTTTGATTGTACAGCAGAACAAACAACAGTTATACAAAGAATGTTAAGATATGTAAATCAATCTTCTTATGATGATGGACTTGTAAGAATATTTAATAAACAACCTTATCCACCTTATGAAATAGGTGATTTATGGATAGAAGACGATACTATAAGAATATGTAATACTACTAAACTGGAGTAATAAATGGGATATGATATAAACGATTGGAATACTACAACAGTAGAGAAGATAAAATTTTCTCCAACTGTTCAAGATAATCAAAGAATAATGACTACACCTGATAGTAATATAACTTTAGAAGTCAAAAAGATTGGTTTAAATATATTATCGACTATTATGGGTTATTTTGATGGAACAAATTTTATTAACTATTTTTCATCAACTGGAGATGCACAGCTAAGATGGAATAATGTAGCCCATCAAGTGGTTAAAGACACTAAGTATGAAATAAATATTAATAGAGTTAATGGTATAGTAGAATTAGATTATCATTTAGTTTTATCGGCAGCAGATAATCCAACCTTTAGTATTTATGATTCTTCTAATAATTTATTAGGAACTTTAGGATTAATTAATGCTGGAAATACTAATTCAGTAGTGGGTTTTTGTAGATTTGTAGAATTACCAAATGGATATGCTTTAAACTGCATTTATTCATATATAAAAAATTCAGTTTCATATCACGAAAATCAAAATATATTTATTACAACTAAACCTAAGTATATAAGTTTTGGAGCTGATAATGGCTTCACTTATACAACTGAAAGTTATTGTAAAATAACAAATAAATAAAAAGGATTAATATATGGGCTATATTCCAAGTGAATTTACAACGGCAGCCGTAATAAATGCAAATACGCTTTTTCAAAATTATGATGATGAAATTCAACAATTAATGGCAGATTCGGGAACTTATTTAGAAGCTGAAATGGCTAAAGTTTATACAGAAACTGGCAATATTGTAACAAGTGGGATTGGGATAAATAGAGTCGAAAATATTGCATCTTTAAAACTACAAGATGGATTAGTGTTTAATACAATTGAAGTTTTAGGCTACTATACAAAAGGTGATGGTGGAGGTGGAACATTTTACTGGGATTCTTCTTCAACAGAAACTGATAATAGTGGGACTATTATTCAAGCAACTGGAATAACTACTGGTAGATGGAAAAGAGTTTACAGTGGAGCTGTGAATGTTAAATGGTTTGGTGCTAAAGGCGATGGTGTAACAGATGATAGTGCATCTGCTCAAAATGCTATTAATTTATCTAAAGTTAGCCTTAAAGGTTTATCTATATATTTTCCTAATGGTAATTACTTATGTAATATTGTAGATGATGGAACTAGAGATATACACATTTTCGGAGATGGTAAAGATATAACAACTATTACATCATATTCAGCTAATTCTTTTGCTATTAAATTAGAAAGAAATTTTAGAAATACACTAATAGAAGATATTACTATTTCAGGTGTAGATAAAAGTAAACACGGAATTTATATAAACACTGGTTCTAATGTGATTTTTAATAATGTTAAGATTTATTATTGTGGATTATCTTTATGTAGCAATTCAACTATTAATGTTGAATACAATAAGTGTGAATTTTCAAATAATTACTGTGGAACTTACTTAACTACAAGAACTGCGTCAGGCAGCCTAAATGTAACAGATGTAAATGGTCAGACTGTAGCTTTAACAGACGCGTATTTTACATCTCACCCGTCTTGTCATTATTTTAATAACTGCTTGATTACATTAAATACAATAGGCTTTTTAATAGACCAAACAAACAATCCTTACCAAAAAGATTGTTTGGTTACTCACACTAATTGTATTATAGAAGCAAATAAACTAGGAATTGCATATATAAATTTAGTTGGTGGATATAACGCTCCTCATGTACCAAAGATAGATTCATGCTGGTTTGAAAATAATAAAAGCACAGCAGATATTGTATTCAATGGTGTCACATATTTGATTGAAAAATGTGGAGACATATATCAATCTTTTGGACAAACAACACTTTTAGGATGCTCGATTAATAAATGGTATTCGGAAAATTCAGCCGAAAGTAATTGGTATTCTTGTTCTGTTTCTAGTGAATTATCAACTATTATAACTAAGGATACCTCATCAATTTACTGTGATATATTAAGTGGAGAAAATGTAAATACAAGTAATGCAAATTTATTATGTAGCTCAATAATTACTTCTAGTCATCGTGTTACTATGGGGAAAATACAATCCCCAGTAAGCATAAATAGAAATATTGGTGTTTTATTTTCAACTAAATCTTTAAATGCAAATGCTGGTAATGAATATGGTAGTACTGTATCAAATGTAGTAGATGGTGTTTTTGAAACGAAAGAATGCAAAGAGTATAATGCTACTGCTACGAATGGGGTGAGTGTATCAAGAGGTACAGCAGTAGCAGGAAAATACTTTTTAAATGTTTTTAGTGTAAAACTTATGTCAGGAACGGCTACATTCAAGTATCAAAATTTGGGTGGAAATAGTGCATTTACTCCTCTTAAGTATTTTACTATGCCTACTACTTGGACAACCTACGCGGTAGTAGTTAAACCTAATGCAAATGGAAGCGGTGGAAGCTCGGATAATATAATCACACCAACAACTGGTTCATCTATATTTAGAGTAAGTGGCTCATATACTATTAAATTTGATACTTCGGCAGAATTAATAGAATTTTTAAAGAAAGGTTTATTTGGTATAATATAAAATGAAACTAATTAAATTTAATAAACAATATAAATATAAATCAGACAACCAAAAGTTTGGTTTTATAGAAGTTTGGGATATTCCAGAGCTTCAACAAGATGGATTTTACTATGGAGATTGTGAAGATTATTGTATTTTCTTAAAGCATAATATAGAAGAGTTTGAGGAATGGGATTATTACTATTGTGCTTTAGAAAATCAAGGTCATTGTGTATTAATGAAAGATGATTTAATTATTGATTGTAATTGTCAAAAAGTAATGAGTTCAAATGAATATAAAAAAATATATAATGTTTCAAATTTTAAAAAAATAGGTTTGTTTACAGTATTTAGCAAATTTGTATTCGGAAAACTATTTAGTCTTTTTGCTATAATAAAATAATTTAAAATTAGGGTTAAAGATGGATTATAATTTAATTCTTTCAGTTGTATGTGCTGGAATGGCTGGGGTTGGTGCTTTTTTCCATACTAAGTATCAATCGGAGTCAAATAAGCAAAAAATAGAAGATGTTAAAAATCAGTTTATAAAAGACAATGAAGAGCTTAAAAAAGAAAATGAAATATTATCTAAAAGGGTTGAAGCTTCATTCAAAAAACTTGATACACACGGTGAAGATATTAGAGGTTTGCAAACAGAAAAAGAAAATTTCTTAACAGCTAAAGATGCAGATGATATTTATCTAAGAATTAAAGAATTTGATAGATTTGAAAAGCACATTGATAAGCGTTTCGATACTTTGGAGCAAGGTATGGGAAAGCTATTAAATAAAATAGATCAACTTACAATATAAGGATTAAAAAAATGATAGGTATTGATTTCGTAGATAATCTAATTAGTGAAATAGGCTTACCACTTGTTAAAAAAGGGATTAAAGCTGTTACGGGAATTGATTTAGAATCAAAAGAATTAACAGCAGAAGATAAGCAGAAGATTGTAGATTCTCAAATTGAAATTATGAAAATTGATTTTGAAAAGTTGAAACTAGAATTTGATAATACTAATAGTGCGAGAGATATGCAAAAAGTAGCACTACAACAAGATGATACATTTAGTAAAAGATATGTTTATTATCTAGCTACATTTTGGTCTTTTGTGGCAGTTGGATATATATTCTTAATTACATTTTTAACTATTCCCGAAGCTAATATCAGATTTGCAGATACTACACTTGGATTTTTACTTGGTACGATTGTAGCTACTATAATTAACTATTTCTTTGGTAGTTCAAAAAGTAGTTCAGACAAGACTCAATTATTAAAAGATAATAAATGAAAGGAATACAATGGGTATGAATAAAAAAATACTAGATATGATAAAAGAAGTTGAGTTTTCAAACAATAATTCACTTCTGCTACATAAAAATCCAACCGAAGATGGATTGACATATTTTGGAATTTACGAATCTGCTCACCCTAATTGGTATGGGTGGAATATCATTAAAAGATATTTAGTAAATACACCTGATTTAAAAGAATGCTCAAAAATATTAGCTAATGTTTCAGATTTAAATAAATATGTAGAAGATTTTTATAAAAAAGAATTCTTTGATAAAATGAAACTTGATTTAGTTAAGTCGGAGCATAAGCAGTTGGAATTAATGTGCTTTGCAATTAATGTTAATCCAAAACAAGCTATTAAAGTGCTTCAAGAAACGCTAGGCGTAACAATTGATGGAATTATAGGACAACAAACCATTAATGCTTTAAATGCTTTTGATGAGTCTTTATTTGATAAGCTTTTCGATGAAAAAGAAATAGAGTTTTATGATAGTTTAGATGAAAATAGATTTGGCATTTATAAAAAAGGCTGGAGAAATAGAGCTAATAAATATTAATAAGCAAGCCTAGCGTATATATAGAGGCTAGGCGTATTATAATTATATGCTAATAGATTCGAACTATTACCACTCCAACGAGTATGCTACCAAAATGTTGCGACCATTATTAAAACACTAAGCATATAAGTAATTATAACTATTCTAAACTTAAACTCTCTGTATCTTCATCAATAATCTTAATATTATCGCTTTCAATATATGAATAGAAATGCGAACACTCCCCACATATTTCATCATTAACAATTTCTTCTTCTATCACACCATTTAAGCATAAATCTTTTTCATCTATGTAGTTAGGATATAGCCATCGGCAATGTTTCATTTATTACCTTTCTTTCTCCAATAAAACTCAAACAATTCATAAGACACTTCACGCATTCTTTTAACTGTAGTTTTAACATCTTCATCATTTGTATAATTATCATTTTCATATAAAGCTATGCTTTCTCTATAATACTCAACAGCTTCATTATCACCATAATTCAACATACCATTTACAGTTGATAATTCCAATAAATGTAAGCCAATTAATCCTTCAATTAAAGACTTATCTTTATCCAAAAGCTTTTCTAGTTTATTTGATAATTTAGAATAATTAGCATTATACATATTTGCAAGTATAACTGGAGCTTTTTTAATTTTTTCGTTTATCTTATCAATAGTTGCAATATCTTCTATTGCTTTTTCTATTTCTTTTCCTTTTCTAACTGCATCTTTTTCAGAGTATCTATTACTAAAAACAAAAGTATTATCTTTATCATCTTCTCTAAACATTTTGCCAGTTATTCTTGAATGAATAAAAGCTATTAAGCACTCTATTTTTATTCTTTTTTCTTGTGTATCTATTAGTTTTGGAA